GAGGTCTTCTTTCACCACCAAACGACTCGATAAAGCATGAATAGCCACGCAGAAGCCTCAGAAGGACACCAAGAGCCTCAAAGTGGCTCAGATCGGCTCACATCGGCTACCGAGAGAACTACAGGACTCTATTTAGGCTCTCCGACTCCCAGAATCCACTCTAAACTCGTAGATCTACCGTCACGCGGTCAAGAATTGATAGATTTCGCGGACAGTATCAAGCTTCCGCTTCTACCTTGGCAGAAATGGGTCGCGATGGAAGCTCACAAAGTTAAGCCAGACGGTCGCTGGGCTTCGCCGTTAGTGACTGTCGTCGTAGCGCGCCAGAATGGTAAGACTACGCTTATGAAGATTCGTGCTCTGGCGGGACTGTTCTTATGGCAAGACGGACTCCAGATTGGAACAGCTCATCGACTTACTACATCGCTGGAGACTTTCAGAGATCTAGTAAATCTCATCGAAGAGAACGAACATCTAGCCAGACAAGTAAAGCGAATCCGCTGGGCGCATGGATCAGAAGAGATCGAGCTTAAATCCGAGTTCGGCGGCGGTCGTTACATGGTTAAAGCTGGCGGCTCAGCTGCTCGCGGAATTTCCAAGCCCGAGACTGTTTTCGTGGACGAGACACGCGAACTAAAAGACGAATCCACGTGGGCCAGCTTGCGCTATACCATGATGGCGGCGAAGAATCCGCAATTATGGACGCTATCGAATGCTGGAGATCAGCATTCCCTAGTTCTTAACGGTTTACGCGAGCGCGGAATGAGTGCAGCTAAAGGCGACGACATCGCTTACTATGAATGGAGTTCTAATTACGAGAAGATCGACGATTCTAAAGCGTTCTGGACTGGCGCAGCTAAAGCTAATCCCGCGCTGGGCCACACTATCCACATCGATAACATTCGGGCCGTTCTCAACGATCCGCCAGATGTCGTAAAGACAGAAGTCTTATGTAGATGGGTGGCGACTATCTCGGCAGCTATTCCAGCCGAAGAATGGAATCAGTGTGGAGAAGAGGGCTTGGAGCTTGATCCAGAAAAGACTACTTGGCTGGGAATCGATGTAAGTCCGAATCGTAGAGACGCGGCACTGGTCGCAGCTCAACAGATCGACGACGAACGATTCTTCGTAAAACTTTTACACACTTGGCATAATCCGATAAATCTTGACGATAAAGCGATCGCTAATGACATCGCTCCCTATGTCAAACAGTATCCAGTGGAGACGGTGGCTTATTCTAAGAGAACGGCTTCGGCTATAGCTGCGCGGTTAGTTCCCGCTGGGATTCCAATCTCAGACATCGATGGCGCACTGTACGGCCAAGCTTGCGACGAATTGTTAGGAGCTATAACATCGAAGAGATTACGTCACGATCCAAAACAGACAGAGTTATCCAAGCAGATCTTATCAGCTGCGAGACTTCCGTTCGGAGATGGTGGCTGGACTATCGGTCGGAGAGCTTCTCAGTCGACTGTCTGCGCGACGGTTGCGACTGCACTCGTCACGCACTACGCGACACGCCCAGCGATGGATCTTGACATCATGGTGGGCTAGGTGTAACGACTTCTCTAGAATTGCGACATGGGATTATTCGATCTATTCGTTCCGTCGGTTAAAGCCGCGTCTCCAGCTTCTTCGATTAGTATCGAAGCGGCCGAGTCTCTTTATCCTGTAAACACTCTTAACTCTCTCGGCGGTTATTACTTCATGGGTAATCAAACCGCTACACGTACGGAAGCTATGGGCGTTCCAGCTATGGCTCGCGCGCGTAACATCATCTGCACGACTATAGGATCTTTCGGAATGCACACTCGCAACATCGCAACAGGCGAAAAAGTGCAACAGCCGCGTGTTATCAATCAGCCAGATCCACGAATCGCAGGATCGGCGTTCTGGTCATGGCTTGCAGAAGACATTCTTTTCTACGGTTACGGCTACGCGCGTGTAATGCAACGCTACGCCGATACAGGTCGTATTCAAGCGATGGAAAGAATCGATCCTCTTCGCGTAACTGTTACGACTAACGGCAACGGAACAGAGATCGACGGTTATGCTGTTGATGGAATGACAATAGATCCAAGCGAATTAGTCGTCTTTACTGGACTCGATGAAGGAATCTTAAATCGCGCGGGACGTACCATTCGCGCAGCTAGCGCACTAGAGAAAACAGCTTACGACTTCGCAATCGATCCAAATCCTCAAACTATTCTAAAAAACTCTGGCGTAGCACTTCCAAAAGATCGCGTAGCCGCATTAATCGCAGCATTTAAGAATCGCACATCGAAGGCGGTTACATTCTTAAACGGCGATGTCTCGATCGAGACTGTCGGATACGATCCTAAGAACTTACAGCTCAATGAAGCCCGCGGTTACTTGGCTCTAGAGCTATGTAGGGCCGCCGGTCTTCCCGCCTATTTCGCAAGCGCAGAGCCTAATAGTTTCACATACTCTAACGCTGTTTCGGAAAGGCGTTCTCTTGTCGATTATTCTCTGCGTCCGCTGATGACCTGTATTGAGCAACGAATGAGCCTTAGTGATTTTACTCCGCTAGGACAAGACGTTAAGTTCGATCTCGACGACTTCTTACGCGGTAATCCAATCGAGCGCGCGCAGGTCTACGAGATACTAAACAGAATTGGCGCGATGAGCGTCGATGAAATTCGCGAAGAAGAGGATCTACTTCTATGAAAATCACTACACCAATGAACATCACAGCGGCAGATTCTAACTCTCGCACAATTAGCGGGCGAATTGTTGCATTCGAGGAAGAAGCTAACGCTTCAACTGGGAAAGTCGTATTCGCTAAAGGATCAATCGCTCCAGCTAACGTAAAACTTAATTTAGAACACGATCGCACTCGTCCAATCGGTAGAACTATGGACATGACATTAAACGAAGATTCGATCGACGCAGTCTTTAAGATTACTAACACGACAGCGGGAACAGACGCACTTACCGAAGCGATGGACGGACTACGCGATGGATTTTCTATCGAATTAGCTGTAGACGATTACATCATGCAAAAGGACGGCACTATGCGCGTTCTAGCTGGAGAATTAACTGGCGTCGCTTTAGTTACAGAGCCAGCGGTTCGCTCGGCTCGCGTTAGCGAAGTAGCTGCAACAGAAGGCGAAGAAGTCGCCGAAGAGATTTCCGATTCCACAGTGGAAGAGGAAGTAACACCAACAACAGAAGGAGACGAAGTGGACAACACCGTCACAAACGCGGAAACCGTCGAGACGGTCGAAGCTGCTCAGTCAACAACAGCCGCAGCGAAGCCAATCGTAGGCGGATCATTCACAAAGCCACGCTTAGAGTTCACAGCTGCTAAGTATGTAGAAAACACAATTCGCGCAGCGATGGGCGACGATCAAGCTCGCCAGTACGTTCTCGCAGCCGATAACACAACAGATAACGCAGGTCTAGTCCCTACTCGCCAGATGGCAGAAGTAGTAAACGGACTTTCGACTCTTATCCGTCCATCAATCGACGCAATCTCTCGCGGAACTCTTCCAGACGCGGGCATGACTTTCGAGATTCCTAAGATCACGCAAGCTCCAACAGTGGCAGTTCTAGCCGAAGACGCTTCTCCAATGAGCGACACAGATCAGAACGCAGCTTTCATTACTGTAGACGTTAAGAAGTTCGCGGGACAGCAGACTTTCTCAGTCGAGCTTCTCGATCGCACATCTCCAGCGTTCTTCGATGAGCTAATCCGTAACATGGCAGCAGCTAAGGCTAAGGCCGAAAATGCTTACGTTAACGGTCTTCTAATCTCAGGCGCAACAGCAGACGGAACGACTACGACTACTTATCCAACAGCTGCCGAGCTTCTTGGAATTATCTCTCGCGGAGCTGCTTCTGTTTACTCAGCTACAGCAGGACTTCCACGTCCATTCGCTAAGTCTCTAATCGCTTCGACTGGTCAATGGGCTAACCTAATGACTCTTAACGATTCAGGACGTCCAATCTATAACGCTTCACAGCCACAGAATGCGGGCGGTGTAGTTCGTCCAGATTCACTAATCGGAAACGTCGCGGGCTTGGATTTATTCGTAGATCCAACTAACGCGGGCGATGGAGATGGAACTCTTCTCGTCGTTAACCCAGACGCTTACACATGGTACGAGGGACCTACTTTCCGCCTACGCGCGGACGTAATCGCTTCTGGCCAGATTACAGTCGGTTACTACGGTTACGGCGCACTAGCTACAAAGATCGCAGCTGGCGCATTCAAGAATAACAAGCAGTAATCCGAACACATCAATCATCGACTAGTTCGCTCCCGAGCTAGTCGAGCAGTAGAAGGGAAGAGCTAATGCCAGCAATTATTACAGCGTCACAGCTGCGATCCGTCCTAGGCGTTAGCTCTTCTCTCTACGATGATGCTTATCTAAATGACATAATAGATACGGCAGAACAGGCAATCTTGCCGCTTCTTATTCAGAACTCGACGGCTATCGTCGAATACAAACTCGACACAAACGTCGCGACGTTCTTTACTCGACGCGTTCACACTTTCGTCGTCGGTCAATCGATCGTCGTAACTGGTCTGCCAGCTCCATTCACAGCTACTCACACAGTTACAGAGATTACAGATAGTTCGTTCTCCGCAGCTCTTACGAGCGCAGACGTAACTCGTCGCCAGATCATTCCGAACGGAACAGCAACTCTTAGCGGCTATTCAGCTGCCACTCTTTACGTCGGTAATTCTTCCATCGAGTCCGCGATCTACGCGGTATCTATCGAAGTCTTTCAATCTCGCACAGCTGCGGGCGGTCAGATCGAAGGAATCGATTTTGCTTCGAGTCCCTATCGTATGGGGCGTAGCTTGTTAAATCGCGTCGTGGGCCTCTTGGGTAATTACATCGACGTTGACACGATGGTCGGATAATGCCAGCCAGTTCGATCTTAACTAGCGTCCGCACTCCATTAAAGACAGCGATCCAAGGAGTAGCGGCTAACA